AGTCCCCAGTCACTCATCAACTGTGCAATTGTATTTCGCCTAGCAATATCATTCTCTTCTAAATTAGATTTCTTCCCATCTAATAAAAATAACTCTTTAAAATGTACTATGAAGTACCTACCCTGTTTGTGCAGTATGTGACATGACTGGTATAATTTCTTATCCTTTCTCGATGCCACTCCAATCCGCGTGAGTGTTTCTCTTACCTTCAAAAAATCATCGGGTTCGTTTAACGTAACCTCTAGCATAGATGAAGGTGTCCACTCTATTACATTATTTTCTTCCACCTTTATAAACCTTCTGTCTCAATATATCAATTTGTTCACTTGTTAGAAGGGTCAAAGCATTATGTGCCTTTTCATTATTGTAACCATAATATTCTTTGACTACTTCCACGTCACTGTTAGAATTCGGTTTATCCCACTTGGAGAATCTTTTCCGTTTCCTAACCATATTTATAAGAAAGTCGTTTTGTAGACGTTTATCGACATGGTGGTTTATATTCATTTCATTTGCCAGAAGAACCGTATCTTGAAAATAAGATAGACTTCTGTTTACCAAGAATGAGTCGTATGCTTTCTCGGCAATATCATCAACCATAATATCTTTGTTATCGTTGATGGCAGTTACAAAAGAAAATGGATTCACGACATATCCTCTACACCAGAATCTTGAACTGCCCACGCACCTCGCATATGATTCATAAGATCATCGTGAGTAAACTCTCTGGTATTGACATGATCAATATGATAATCTCCAAAGTAAAGTTGTGGGACTGTTCTGTGTCCATTTTCTTTTAAAAAGTATTTTGATTCTATATCCTCGCTAATGTTTATAGTATCAAAGTTTACACCCCAGTTGGTCAACTTGCTTTTCATAGCATCGCAATAGGGACAATCGTCTTTAGTAAATAATCTAAGTGAATTCGACATTTGCCATAACCTCTGTAAGACATGCAACTACGTTGAGTTCGTGATCAGCAACGAATGCGTTTTTATATTGATAGTCTGCTAGGATTAGAACTAACTGAGGAATGGATGAAGGTTTAATATGATCCTGCATCCTATCGTAGATAGATCTAAAAATAGCAGACGCATCTGTATCTATATTGTTTACAACCCAAGATCTCATTTTCTTGAAGTTTTTGTTTTTGATACAGGAGAATAGATCATTGTAATTTTTATCTGAAATATTATTTAGAACACCTGCATCTATTTTACCAGATAATGAATATCTTTGCAACTCATTTAGTACACGTCTCCAGTCTGGATAGTGTTTCATGATTAGTTCTGCTAGTGCAGGTTTGTCATAAGGAACACCTTCGCCAGACAGAATACCCTGACACCTAATGAAGAAGTCATTACATAGTTGTTGTTTATCTCCACCATTGAACTCGTACACACCACATCGGGAATGGAGAGGTTCAATGATTCTGTTCTTGAAGTTACAGGTAAGTATAAACCGACAGTTGTTGGCGAACTCTTCTATGAATCCACGAAGGGCAGGTTGGGTAGACTGTGGGTTTAGATAATCTGCCTCATCAAGTATCACAACCTTGATGCCACCTTGAAGTGAGACAGTACTTGCAAACTGCTTGATCTTACCACGGAGAGTGTCTATGTTGCCCTCTTCAGATCCGTTGATGACAATATAGTCAAGATCAAGCATGTTGCATAGTGCCTTGGCAACTGTTGTTTTACCAAGACCTGCAGTGCCAGTGAATAACATATTTGGTATTTCACCTGACTCTGCTATCTTATTGAATGTATCCTTTAGCGAACTATCAAGGATACACTCGTCTATTGTTTGTGGGCGGTATTTCTCCACCCAAAGAAATTGGTTCATTCATATACTCCATCACAAAAACATTATATCAAACTTGAGTGTGAATGTAAACCTTATTCTTCAGTCTCCATGGCGGCATCTTGTTGTAGGTTTTCTACAATAGATATTGTCTGGATTGCTTGATCACGTAACTGACCAATGGTAGAGAGTTCCTCTCCTTTGAAACCACCACGTTGAGTAACTGCATCAACTACTGCAACAGTTGAGCGAGATACTTGGTTGGCAAGTTTCATTAATTCATCATACTTTTCTGACATCTTATACTCCAAATTTTGATGATTTTTCTAGCGCGATATAGTAACGAACATTTGTATCTGTATTCTTGAATTCAGAGATCATCTTGGATGATATGTTCACTTCATAATTACCAGGTAGGATTTTTAGGTTAGAGATCTTGACAACAAACTTGAAGTCTTGATCTGGTTTAGTTGTGTAAGGAACATCTATTGAATATGTATTAGATGTTGCATTACCCTCATCTAAGACTGAAAGAGTCAACACACCATCACCAGGTGTGATTGAAACTTCCGAGTGTCCCAAAGTGGATGCGGCACTTCTCAATCTGTTCAGTGTGTTTGACTCAAGAGTAAACGACACGTCTGCCTCTGGAAAGACTACATCTTTCTTTGGAGTAGTTAATGTTTCTTCTGGTGAAAAGAAATACCTTACTTTAGATCGACCACTCTGATCACTAACTGTAACTGATTCTTCAGCAAATTTTAGATTTGGTTGGTCAACCAATGACAAGACACCGATAAACTCTTTCAAGTCATAGATGCCCATTGTTTGAGGGAACTCGTTATCAACTATCGCAGTAGCAATAACATTCTTTGCTTCACTGATAGTCTTTATTGTGTTACCCTCTTTGATAATCAAATTCGGATTGATATCCGAAAAGTTTCTGAGAACATTTAAGGTTTGTTCCTGTAGTTCCATAATATACTCCGTGGGTTAAACTTCTATAATTATACCACATACTCGACTGAGTGTCAATACATTTTACTGAAGTTTCTTTCTTTTCTAAACTCAATTTTATTCTCGAACTTACCATCAAGGATATCTCCCTTATGAGATATTACGAAGACGTTTGTATCCTCACCAAGAGTGTACAATATCTTCAGTAGATTTTCTACACCCTCATGATCCAGTGATGAGTCAAACGTCTCATCTAGGATTAGTAAGTTAGTAGCAACCGAGTTTTTCATCTTGGCAATCTGTCTCCAAGTAAAGAGAAGTGCCAAGTCGATACGCTGTTTCTCTCCTTCACTGAAGGAGTCGTAGGTAAACGCATCCCTATGTCTTGATCTAATCGTTTCTACAAACGACTCATCAAGATTGAAATGGACAAAGAAGTCGAGCACCTGCAAATATTGATTTGTAAGTTGGTTGATCGCAGGTAGATACTGTTTGATTATTTTTGTTTTTATACCACTATCTTTCAGCATTTCTCCCATAACAGAATTGTAATTGTACTGTTCTGATATCTCGAACTTCTCTTCCATGAACGATTGCTTCTCCTGCTTCATTGATTCGCAATCGTTTGTTGCGGCAGTTAGATCCGCAACTACTTCCTTATCCAAAAACTTCTGATACTCACCAATAGTTTTTTGGAGTGAGGATATCTCTTTATTATTTGTGGTGATCTGACTTAGCAGTTGTCTTAGATCTTTCAAGGTCTCGCTTGTGTCAGAGATCTGCACTTCAACTTTTACCCCTTGTTCACCTATGGACTTTTTCATAGATGCAAGGTTCTTTGCTTCGTGCTTACATTCATCTATATTTTTCTTACGCAGATCCTCAACCAGATCCTGTTTACATTCTGGGCAAGTATCGTTATCATCATAGAACTTGGCACGTTTAGTTATCGCACTCATCTGTGTCTTGATGTCTTGACTCTTCATCAAAAGATCTTGCTTCTCATCATTAAGTTTTTTCATATTGTCTTCAGCAGAAGCAATCTTATCATCCAGACCCAAACTCGTTTCTGAGTTCTCTGCTTGCAGTTTGTCTATCTCAGACTGGGCATCCGCAATCCTTGATTCATACTCTTTCTTATTATCATCAGTCAAAGACTTGATATCACGAAGGTACTTCTCTTGAGTTGCTATCTTGTTTGTCTGTATATCGATCTTATAGTTAAGATCTTTCAGATCATCTGAGATTATCTTTTGCTTTTCTTTTAGAATAGTATTCATCTTAGAGAACACGTTGATATCCAAAAGATCCTCGATTACATCCCTACGGTGTCCACTCTGTAGTTGCATAAAGGGAATAAAAGAGGAGGAACCCAGTACGACAACTTGGTGAAACGATTTATGATTTAGTTTCAGGATGTTTTGTTCGAGGATCTTCTGGTACTCTTTGGCATGTGATGATTGATTTATCATCAGACCATTCTTGTGTATCTCAAATACGTTTGGTTTGATACCTCGTGTAACCACGAAGTCATTGTCTCCTATAGAAAACTTAACAATAACCAACGTGCCTTTACCGTTGATCGAATTGACCAACTGAGACTTTGTAATATTTCTGTGAGGTTTACCGAATAGTGCAAAGGATATAGCATCGAGCATAGTGGACTTACCTGCACCATTATGTCCGACAACTAACGTACTCTTTGCATTATCTAATTGAACCTCTGTCCACTTATCACCAGTGGATAGAAAGTTCTTCCAGTTTACCTCTGTAAATCTTATCATGCAATTTCCAATGCTTGTGCTTCAGTCATGAGTTCTCTCATCTGAATCTTTATTTTATCTTTATCCAGATCTGTATCTACACCATCAATGTATGAGTCTACAATCTTTGGCGTGTCATCAAATTCCATATTGTCATCATGCACATTCTCACCTGTGAACTCTTGAAAGTTCTCTGCAATTTTTAGTTCATGTATATTCTCGCTTTGAATACGATCAATGAAACGATCAAATAAAAATGTATCTTTCTTGTTGACGACCACAACCTTAACAAACTTCTGTTCACATTGTGATACATCATAGTTATTATAATCCATTTTGTCGTCATTGTAAAGTACTTTATGAAATAAAGTGTGTGGATTATGCACTTTCTCTATTTCTCTGGTTTCCGTATCTATCACGTGAAAATACTTTTTATCGTGAGCATCAGACCAAAAGAACTCCATCTGCGAACCAAGATAGTGAATGTTATCCATTTGGGAACCAACGTGAAAGTGACCAGTCAGTACCTTTTCGAACTTTCTAAAGATCTTGTGATCCATACCATGCACATTCTTTATACCACGCATCATTTCAAAACCATCAAGTTCTAGATGTGCACCACACCAATCTGCTTGACAGACCTTGATGAACTTCATTGTATCATCATAGTTCTCTTGGTTGATCCAAGGGATCATTGCCATCTTCAAAGAACCATACTCCATGACCTTGGGTTCCATAATGATATGGATCTCGTTCATATAATAACCCAGAAGTTCTTTCAAAGAATTTAAATCATTTGTATTTTTATAGTAGGTGTCGTGATTGCCAGGTATAATATCCATCCTCATACCAAGTTCACGCATAGGATCTAAAAATGATTTACGACTATGGTTCTGTGCCTTGAAGTTCATGAACTTACGATTATCATAATAATCACCAAGGTGAACAATTTGTTTGACATTATGCTCTTTACAATAAGGAAAGAAAACTTTACCGTAAAAATCAGAAGCATTATTAAGAAAGATATCAGAACTATTTCGGATACCACAGTGTGTGTCATTTAGTACTGCTACCTTCACTTCATAAACTCCGTTAGATCAGAATCTACAACCACTGCACGTTTCTTTCTGAGTTTCTCTTCTTTGGCATATGTTTTGATTTCTGTGTCAAATTCTCTCACTTTATCTATACGATCTCTGAGCGTATCAACAAAAGACCCCACAACATTCATAGTGTAATCATCGCTTAGATCACCATCAACGAATTGTTCTATCCCTGATCTTGTTAGATATTTTAGTTTAATGTCTTGCTGTTTTTTCTCTTTTGCAATCCTACGTAAAAATGCATACCAAGTTATCTGAGTAAAATATGCAAATGCATTTGGTTTACCTGTTCTGGTTGCCGCTTCTATGCTATAGTTTTCTATTGCCTTGAGACAGTTCTCAACTGCATCCATGACCATTTCTTCGCGATATGTGTAGCGAATAAAATTAGATTTGTGAGACAAACCTTCAGCGATACTGAGAAAACACTGAGCAATATAATCTGGTACTTTGGGTAGAGTTTGGTTTGAAGACTTTGCTTCGTTAACTGTCTTTACGTATTCCACGACTGCATTTGAGAAATCTGCATTATTTACATAATGTGCGCTTTTCTTATTTTTTCGTGGCATAATAATATCCTTTCATAACAATATTATATCAAAATTCAAAGGGAATGTAAAACATTATCTTTTTGTTTGAAATAAAAAAATAGGGGTTGACAGAATCATAAAATCGGTGTATAATAATAAAGACCCTTTTGAGGTGGGGGAATACTAGTGCATCGTTCCTTTAGGGTTTAGGTGAATCACATTGTTATCTGCAGAGTCTAGAGAATAGAGTTCTTCGTCTGATATCATTCCCATGTCATATTTCTCTTGCAAATATGCCGCGATTTCTTCTGTCGACATATCCGTTGTATCCATCATGATCTCATCTATATTGAGATCTTTGTTGTCACCCCTTACCTTTTTGACTCTTTCTATTTCGTCAAGGGCACTGGTGTAATGATACAAAAGAGTTTTAGATGGTTCCGTTTCCAAAACTATGTGGTCACAATTCAACACATTGAGTGAGTTGAGATCATCTTGAAATGATAACATAGGTTTAAAAGAGTAGTACCTAATACCATTGTTGTAATCTTCTGCGTGAAATATCTTCAGCATCTTTCGGACAATAAGATCACCTTCCTTGCCGACTGATTCGACAAATTCACATACTATCTCATCGTTATTAACTAACTTAAATTGTTTTATATTCATAAGGGGATCACTGCCGTTTTATAGTTGAACTGTTCTTTCTGGTATATTCTTTCTCTTTCCTCAGAATGTAAGAGAGAATAATTTTTTCTTTTCTTCCAAGTCAGATCATCACATATGTCGTATAACATAGTTTCTCTTCCATCATCACTTTTTCTTAGACCTCTACCTATCGACTGCAATACTCTTATCTGAGACTTGGACGGTGAGGCAAATATTATATTATGTAAGTTTCTAATATTTATACCTGTGGAAAAGGTTCCTAGGGATGCAACAACAATGGCACCGTCAGATTTCTCGACAATACCACGGATTGCTTCTCTGTCGGTAGTTGCAGTTTCTCCAGATACAAAGTATACCTTCTGATCTTTTGCTTTGTCTCTTATCAAGTTGTGTAAAGGTTTACCATGTTTGTCTACATAATTGAATAGCACTAGAGTGTTCCCCTTTAGATCTAGTGCGAGGTTCCTTATAAATTTATTCCGTTTCTCGTGACCAACGATAAATTCAATTTCTTCTTGGTAGGTTTTTTCCCTGTTAGATTCCCGAAACTCGTGTTTATATGAAAGAATGACTCTCCTGATAGTGAGGGCGGCAAGAGTATCGTTATCCTGTAATTGCTTCGTAGTGATGACTTTATATATCTTCCCGAAAAGACCTTGTAAAACCAACTCATGCGTTTGTGATCCATCTAGTGTTCCTGTTGTTCCAAATCTATATGCCGCTTCTGTACACTTGTTCATTATACTCATCAAAGATTTTGATTTGAACCCATGCACTTCGTCTCCAAACACACAACCAAACTGTTCAAACCAAACCTTCGGCAACTTATATATTGACTGCCATGTAGATATTACAATCGCGGCATCGACTGCTTTGTCTTTACCAGAGTAGATTCTATGCATCCCACCTTCTGGCATACCATAATTTACAAAATCATTGTGCATCTGTTCTACCAAAGATGTGGTAGGAACAATGACAAGAACACGTCCACCTTTAGGAAATGACCTACCGTCTGTCAGCATTGCATACCAAAACCTAGCAAGTGCATAAATCATATACGACTTACCAGAACCTGTAGGTGATAATAAGATTGCTCGTTTACGTACCAATGCTTCGCCCACCGCATGAAACTGATAATCTCTGAGTGGGAATGGTAAATTCAAATCATTTAAAAATTCTTGTAAATCCGTAGGTCTGACATGAGTACGATCATCTGGTTTTCCGTATTGACTTTTCTCTGGTAATAAGTTATATTGTCTCTTATCGGAAAATTCTTTTAAGTGGTAGTACAACCCGACAGGTAGTGTTCTCTCCCTGAGAGTAAACAAACGTATCTTACCATCCCATATCTTATTGCGATAACTTGGCATAAACTTATAACCAGGCACATAGAACGAAAAGTGTTCGTTGAGTTCCTGTGCTGTTCCATTATCACATTCAATCTGGAGATCGGAATGATTTAGTTTCCTGACTCGAATTGCTTCCACTTGATTATATTACCTATTGTCTGGTGTCGCCAGTTAAGATTATTTATTATCTCTGTTAAAGTATCAATCACAGTTTTATAATACTGTATCTTCTCTTCTGACTTTTGTATCTCTGGATCTGAATCGTAGTAGTAATCCATTTCTCCTTTGAGTATTTTCAATCCATTGAATGGGTCTGGTTCCCATCCTTTCTCAGTCAGTTCTTCTTCAGACATCTTACCATTATAATATAACCATTTGTCCTTCAGCAAAGTCTTCTGTGCAAACTCTGCACGTTTCAACATGAGTTTGAATGTAGAATGTAGTTCCAGATACTTCGCATGTAGTGCAGGTGTTTCTTTCGATGCATCTGCTAACTTCATTTGATTTATCTGGCAGTCTTCTGCCCACATTGAATGTATTTGCTTCAGGTCAATCATGAATATATTATATCACATTATCCTAGTATTGTCTAGTCTTTTCGAATAAGTAAATGTCTATTGGTATTGCTATCCTGAACTTAGAAGTAAATTTATTTACCCAGTGGTACAAGAATGATGGGAATACTACATAATCGCCTGTCTTAGGTTGGATAACAAATTCCTGAAAATGTTTTGCAAATTTTTGATCGTATCCTCTGTTTGCATTTGATCTAGGATCTGTGAATATTATCTCACCACCCTGATCATCTTCTTCTGCCATTATATAATAGACGGAAGAAAACCATGCACCCATATGATTGTGCTCTGCCATAGCATGATTTTCTGTCGGTGTCAACCACCCTTTTAGCACACTATGATATTCGTCTAGGTTTACTCCAAAGTTTACATTTGCATAGTTTTTGAAGTTGGCATATGCCATATCTTTTAAATTTTCTATGGGTTTACTTTCGTCATCAAATATGTTATAATTGTCACTAATAGTATCTGAGACGTTGTAGTAAGTGAGAAGGTGATCTCGTATTGGTTGCATTCCTATATGATTAGAAGAATGTTCAATAGGAGTCGCCCATCTATGATATATCATGGTAACCTCATTATAAATACTTTATTATATATAAGGAACGTAAATGACATTTAAAGACTTCGAAGATTTCCTGCTATCCGAGAAATGCTTCAAATCACATGACGTATCTATAATACGCGAAGGTGGATTGCAAGACCAAATAGACACTCTCCATTATTGGGATTACCAATCTCAAATGGCGAAGCATTTAGCAGAAGAAAAGGTAACAATAAAAGTAGAACAAATGGAACGTCATTGGAAATTTGACGATAGGACAATTCATCTATTCTACAACCCCAAATCGGGTCCTACCTTTGATGAGCACACAGATCCTGTTGATGTTATAATAGAAGTGAAAGCAGGATCTAAATCAATGAATGTGAATGGTACGGTGATAATACTGGCAGTCGGAGATAAACTTAGTATACCTGCAGGAACTAAACATAAAGCACTAAACTTTGAAAGGGCATTGATCGCATCTCATGGCATTGGCGACACAGAAACACTTAATCGCATACATCAAAACGACTGAGACCTGTAATCTAAATTGCTCCCACTGTTTTACATCAGGAATAAACGGAAGGAAGATCTACTTCGATCCTGTGAAAACTGCACACTGGTGCAATCAATTAGATACTGGAGACAATCAAATTCACCTTGAGTATCATGGTGGAGAACCTATGCTTGCGCCTATGAAAGATATTATGGAGTTCTATAATATAACAAAAGATAGATGGGGAGATCGGTGCACACACGGAATAACAACTAACCTCACATATAAACTACGACCAGAGTATCTTGAGTTTTTCAAGAACTGCATATCTGGTGGATATGTTGCTACCAGTTGGGATTCCAATATCAGGTTTGCCAACGAAAGACAACTACAGTTATGGGAAAAAAATGTATCAACATTAGTACAAGAAGGACTTGATGTCAAGTGTTTTATTTCAGTTACTACAGACGTTGTCAAGAAGCACCCACTAGAGATTGCAGACTATATGGAAAGTATTGGTGTTTCTGAGATATCATATGAAAGACTAACCCATAACGGCAATGCCACACTAAACCCAGACATCTTTCCTCACAACAAAGAATTAGATGCTTGGTGGATGCTAATGCACGAAACCACTAAAGACCATCCAGTAGCAAACGGTTTCTTAGATTCAGTATATGCCAAGTTTGATGATAGGAATCAGTTCTTCAATGGAACTTTCTGTAGAGACTGCGAACAAAAAATACATACAATAAATGCAGACGGAACGGTTGCAGGGTGTCCTAACTCTGCACCTGTAGATTTCTATGGACATATAGATACTCCTGCAAAGGAAGTGAGATCATCACCTAAACGAATGGAGATCATCTCATGCGAGATGCATGAAAGAGATGAGAGATGCTACAAGTGTCCAGTGTTCTTATACTGTCACTCAGATTGTCATCAATTGATCTGGATGGATAATGTTTGTCCTGCACCTAAGACTTTGATGTTGAACCTAGCGAGAGAAAAGCAATGGATCTAATAATAAAACCTACGGAGGCATGTAACTTCAAGTGTTCGTTTTGCTCTTCGACAGCAATAGATCCTAACAATGCAGGTTTGTTAGACATGGAGTATATCTTCAGGTTTCTGAAAAGATACCCTGAAACCAAATCCTTGATCATCAATGGTGGAGATCCGTTGATGGTAAAACCAGAATACTATTGGAAACTAATAGAGCATCTGGATGAACACGACTACCCTGCATACATTTCATTTACTACTAATCTCTGGCCTTTCTACGTAAAACCAGAGAAGTGGGTTGATTTATTTAATCATCCACGCATGGGAGTGTGCACATCTTTTCAATATGGCGGTGGTAGACTCAAAGGTGACTTCACTGAATTTACTGAAGAAGACTTCTGGAGTGTATCAGATGCAATGCTAAAGTATTGCGGAGAGAGACCAGACTTCATAGCAGTGATTACAGATATGAATGACTATCGTGCTATAGACAATGTAAAACTTGCCAAGGAGATGGACGTAGAATGTAAACTAAATTATGCCATGGCATCTGGTGTTCAAGGCAACACCTATCGATTGAGTAAGATGTATAGCACATATGTTGATATCTATGATCAAGGACTTCACCCTTGGGAGTACAACACAAAAGCAATGATGAGAAGACTTGGTGGTTCAGCAACTAGTTGTCCCCAGAATAGAAAATGTGACGAGGGTATTCGTGCTTTCAATCCTGGCGGTGATTACTATTCTTGTGGTTCTCTTGCAGACGATTTAGATTATGCTATAGACTTTGAGCAAGAGATGAACGGTGCAATGCAAACACCGCTACAAGACGATCCATTTATACAGACTATGAAGATGGCATGTTACACCTGCCCTATGTTTGAGATCTGTAATGGTTGTAAGAAAACTGTCAGAGATATGAAAAGGGAAGGAACAGTAGAGGAGCACTGCAGACAAATGAAAACTCTTGCTCCTAGGATATTAGAGATAAACAAAATGAATCCAGATGGTGTGACTCCTTATGTCGATGAATCTGTCCATTAATCCTACTTACTACTGTAACTTCCGTTGCGACTTTTGCTACTTGACACCCGAACAGTTAGGTGATAGACAGAAGATTAGTCTTTCAGTGTTAGATCAAAGACTGTCAGAAGTCCCAGACATAAATCATGTAGATCTTTATGGGGGAGAAGTCGGGTTGCTTCACCCAGATTATTTTTACTCTATGAAAGATGTCATTCGTAAATACTACGATGGAGAAATAAATATAAATACAAACCTCTCTGCTTTTCCTGATTTTTTCAGGGATGATGATATATCTCTATCAGTATCCTATGATTTTGACGCAAGAGAGAAACAACAACACGTCCTTAGTAATATGATGAATGCAAATAAGGAACTAGCAGTTCTTATCCTCGCATCAGAAAAAGTATTACAGATGGATGTAGACTTTATGATATTTACTTTGAATATGGTTTCTAATGTTGTTAGTGTGGAGATAAAACCATACTCAACTAATCAAGCAAACCAACAAAAGGTAACGCATAAAGACTTTGAGGAGTTTGTTATAAAATGGTTGGAGCATCCAGATAAGAAGTTCCACTTTGAGAATGCCGCTAGGATAGAAGATTCTCTGTCTGGTGACTATAACGCATTTAGTGATGATCATGTTTATATCACCCCCAATGGAAGGTTTGGTGTATTAGAGTTTGACAAGAGTGACCACGAATACTTTCTTGAACTTGACTCATACAGTGATTACATAGCATGGACACAAAAAGAAAAGGTTGACAACGTATCTAAAATATGTAAGAGTTGCGACTACTTTGGCAAATGTTTGACCGAACATTATAGATATGTAAGAGACCTAACGCACAGTTGTAATGGATATAAAGGATTATTAGATTATGCAAGAATGGAAAGCAAGATCCAACGCCTACCACTTGATGGAGTCAGCGTATAAGGATGATTTAGAAGGAGTGCCAATAAACTTCAGACCTGACACAGTTGTAGAAGATGCGCTGTTGCATTTCAACATAAAGGTACACGACTGGATTTATCCTGCCAAGTCTTACTTTGTTGCTATTTGTTATGCCAAGTGGATAGCAAAAGATTTCAAGGAAGACTTTTATACGGTGCTAGACGACAATGACTTGATCCCGAAAGATCCATACTTTCGAAGATATAGTCAAGACAAGGAAACATATGATGCGATTTTGAAAAGATTAGAATTCAACGAGGACAGAGGCATGTGCCCAGATGTCCGAGAGTATTACCAAGAGGAAATGCTGTTTGACAAACTTTGACTTTACAAAAGTCTTATTAGAGAAGAAGAGACCGAACTTAGGTGAGATAGAACTCACGCTATTCGAAAACTGCCACTTGAACTGTGCTTTCTGTCACCATGATAAGAAGTCGACTGTGGGGTTATCTCGCGAGGGAATGTTCTCTAAGATACCGCTTGTTGAAGATCACCTGAAGAAAATGCAGGGGATGGTTGACACGTGCCAAATCAATATGGTTGGTGGTGAACTATTCCAAGACAGGATCTCTGAGTGGGCATATGATATCTACTATGATATGCTGATAGAGATAAAAAAGTTATATGATAAATACGAACAACGAATAAAAGTTGTTTGGGTGACATCGTTTCAGTTTAGTAAAAGAGACAGAGTACAAAAACTCCTAGACGATTTAAATGAAGCAGAGATACCATCTTATATTATTTGTTCTTATGATTTTGATGGTAGACCAGTAAAAGGACCTTATGGCAAGAACATAGAATACTTTGCCGACTACATTACGTCAATCAATATGGTTGCAACGGTTCCGTCCATAGAAAGGTATATGGCAGATGACGATGAGTATTTTCATTATCTCTATGATAAGTTTGATAATTTTTACTTTGATGATTATATTCCTGATAAAGGTTTCGACCATCTTATCCCATCTGATAGTAGATACCTTGATTTCCTCACCTTCACTTTTCATAATTATCCCGATATTAATCCTATTGCAGATCTCATAAGAAACGAGAACAACCACATGCATTGTATGGCACTAAACAAAGTGACCATCTTTCCAAACAATAGTATATCTAACTGTAGGTGGAACCGTTACACAGAATCAGATTTCAACACACCATTGAACAGAC